ATTACTGCGAACATGGATAGTGATGAGACAGGAATAATTGTATGTGGAAAGGACAAGGATGGGAATGCGTATGTGTTGGAGGACTTGAGTGGAAAGTATTCACCGAACCATTGGAGCAAGATTGCTAACGATGCTGCGTTCAGGTGGAATGCGGATTGTATTGTGGCGGAGAAGAACCAGGGTGGAGACATGGTTGAGGCGGTGTTGAAGAGTCAGGGGATTGGAACGAGGGTGAAGTTGGTATCGGCCACGAAGGGTAAGTATGTGAGGGCTGAGCCTGTGTATTCGTTGTATGAGCAGGGCAAGGTATATCATGTGGGTTTGTTCCCAGCGTTGGAGAATCAGATGATTAGTTTTGATCCTGAGAGGGGAAAGTCACCGGATAGGGTTGATGCGTTGGTGTGGGGATTGACTGAGCTGATGGTAAAAAAGAAGGCTGAGGGCTTTGTTTTGATAAGGGGAAAATTATTTAGGTAAAATTTGTACTTTTACAAATAAAAAAAAATACATGAATCTTCTCAAGGCATTCAGAACTAAAGAGCTAGGCTTACCGCAGGCTTTGCAATGGCAGTATATCAAGGGGGTATGGATGCCGTACGATGCAAAGGACAGCTTATACATTGACAAGGCTTACAAGACTATTCCCGTTGTGCAGTCTGTAGTTTCTAAGATTGTTGAGAAGAGTGCTGATGCTACTCCGATGTTGTATCGGGTTAAGGATAAGCGATTTGCGGAGAAATACTTTGCTAAGAAAAAGTATGTAAAGAGTAAGGAGAATGCTACTGAGTTGGCGAAGCTGAGGGTTAAAGCATTTGAGTCGATTGAGCAGCATCCGTTCTTGGCATTGATGGATATGCCGAATCCGACTAGTACTGGAAGACAGTTAAGAGAAGAGGTTGCAGGATATTTGTTGATTACAGGGAATGCGATTGTTTATGCGAGTGTACCTGGTGTTGGTGTTCGTGCTACGCAGCCTGTTGAGTTGTGGAGTGTTCCGAGTCCAACTGTTAAGCCTGTAATGTCGGGAGATAGAACTCAGCCGTTGGCAGGGTATGCGATAACTTATAATTTTCAGAATGTTATTCCGAATAGTCAGATAGCTCATTTCAAGTACTTTAATCCTGTTTCTGAGTGGGAAGGTTACGAGAGTACATTCTGGGGATTAAGTCCCTTAAGAAGTAGTGTAAACATAATTTCTCAGAAGCGATATGCAGATGTAGCTCAGGGTTCTTTGTTTGCGAACATGGGGCCAAGTGGTATTGTTAGTGGAAATGCTAAGCATGCAGATCAGGCTGAGTTGACTGCTGAGCAGGCTGTGGCGATTAACGATTCGTTTAGACAGAATCACATGGGAGCTCACAATGCAGGAGACATTGTTGTAACACCAAGTGACTTGAAGTGGGTGCAGATAGGCTTAAGTCCTGTTGACATGGGTATCTTGGACTTTAACTTAGATTTGGAAAGACAGGTTGCTAACATCTATGGATATCCATCTCAGTTGTTGAGTCCGCAGGGAACATTGGCAAATAGTGAGGCAGGAGATACTAGAGTTATTACTAACTGCGTATTGCCATTGTTGAGAAAGATGGATGATGTGTGGACTAAGATGGCTCGTCAATGGTATGGAGATAATACCTTGGTTGTGATGTCTGATACAGATGTTTATCCTGAATTGGAGGCTGATAAGAAGGAGTTAATTCATTGGATGCGTCAGGCGATGGTATTTAGTCAGGATGAGATCCGTGAGGCACTAGGATATGGTACTTTGGTAGATGAGACACAGGTCTTGGTTCCTAGCAACTATATGCCGTTGAGTGATATGAGAGGTATGGGATTAGAGACAGAAGAACTAGACATGGAAGATACAGAAGATGAAGACCAAGATATTGAACAAGAACTTTGATGCAGTTGATGGTATTATTACTGTTAAAGCTCAGAGTTTAAGTGATGAATACACTTGTTGGTGTAAGGCTAAGGACTACACGTTTGAGTTTAAGGAAGGGATCAGTAAGAAAGAAATAATTGAGCAGACGATAAGGTTATTGTCTGTAATGCCATAATTAAATATAAACACGATGATTACAGAAGAAGAGTTTTTAAAGGCAGAGATTGAAACTCTGAACCTAACGATGAATAATGAGCTATTTGTAGCATTAGCTAAGAGTGTAGCTAACTACTGCAAGAAGTTTGAGCCTAGTAGTGTAATAGACTACGGATGTGGCACAGGGGTTTACTCTGAGGTGTTGCGTATGGAAGGTTATAATGTTATGGCACTAGATGTTTTCAAGAGCCACAGAGACTACTGCAAGGAGCAGTATATCGAGTTAAAGGTTATTGCTAGACCAAAGGCAGCAGAGATGATGTTGTTCATTGAGGTTGCAGAACACATGACTGACCAAGAGATTAAGAATGCGATTGATGTTATAGAGCCTAGAGTGATATTGTTTAGCTCTACTCCGCATACTACTGAGAATGATGAGATGTGGGGTCATGTTAACATTAAGCAGGAGGAGGAGTGGATTGCGTTCTGGAATGTTCTAGGGTATAAGCTGTTAGAAAAACCATTAACTCCTACTACATGGACTCTAATGCTAGAAAAAATCTAATCTACTTTATTTACTACAACGGCAAGTTACATCACTACCATGTGTTGAACTTACAGCTATTGTCGATGTATTGGTCAGTATTTGATGGAAAGTGCATTGTAAAGATTGCAGTAGATCAAGACTATTCTTTGGCACCTATTGTAGATATGCTGCCAAAAGGTTGCGAGTATCGAGTTGTCCAAAATAATCAGACAACTGGAGAAGCCTTTCACTTCCTAGAATCCTTGGTAGAAATAGATGGAGGCATGACATTCTATGGTCATTGCAAGGGTGTTACACGACCAAGCTGGAGAGGTTTGGACATTTGGATTACTAACCTGTATAGAAAGAACTTAGAGAATGTACCTAGACTTGGCAATAAAATATTTGCAGGTGTGTGTGGTAAGCTATTGCCTTGCCCTCCGTATGTACCTCAAGACTTCCACTATAGCGGTTCGTTTTATTGGATGGATACGGATAAGGTAAAGAGCAGATTGCAGAAGTTTACATTGGATAAGTACTTGACTGAAAGGTTCCCTGGTATGATTGCTAAGAAAGACGAATGTATATTTGGTTTTGCTAGTAGTGACAAGAACTTAAATTTCTATGATGAAAGAACATGGAGGGACATAAGAAGGTAGTATATACCGTTGTGTTGGGAGAATATGATGAGCTAAGTCCTGCTCCTAAGTTTGAGGGGTGGGACTTTATCGTTTTTACAGATGATATACTGCTAAATGCTGATGGATGGACTAAATACCTTGTGGAAGGCGGTAAAGACTTACAGAAGGAGTCTAGAAGGTATAAGTTCTTATCTCATTTGTATCTAAAGGAATACGATTTAGTCTGTTACATTGATGGAAATGTTAGGTTAATGTCTGAGCCACCTAATCATCCGATATGGTTTACTCATAGGATAAGAAATAGCGTTTATGAAGAGGCTATGACTAGGTCTATAGATGTAGACATGATTAAGAGGCAGATAAGGTACTACATGGAATTAAGGTTTAGTGACAAAGGTGGATTGTACCACAATAACTTCTTTGTGCGCTCAAATCGAAATGATGTACAGAATAAGTTGATGGAAAAGGTATGGGACATTGTTTCTGAGCATACTGCTGTAGATGAGTTAGCAGTTCCTTTCGCAATGTGGGTTACGCAAACACGGATGGATAATATCCAGAGTCAGGCATTACAAAGTAGGTACATAAAGGTCAAGGCTCACAAAAAGCAGATTGAGGACAAAAAGAAAGTCAATGTGCATCACATAACACCTGGTAGATCAGATAAGAATATTGGAAGGGCAATAAATGAGATAGTTAAGGCATTGCCTGACAATGATTGGATTTGTCTTAGAGACATTGATACGCTACCGATGTATCACGAAAAGATTTATCAGCAATGTGAACATATAGCACAAGCAGGAGAGTTTGACCTTGTAGGTTGCATGACCAATAGACTTGGATTACACTATCAGTTGGTAGGAGGAAGGAAGAGCAATGATTCTGATATATTGAATCACAGAAAGATTGGTGTTGACCTGTATAAGGAGCATGGGAACGATATTATGGCAATCCAGCAGGTAATTGGAGGGTTATTTATGTTGTTCCCTAAAAGCACTTGGAAAACTGTTGGAGGATTCCCTGAAGGGGGTATTCAGATACAAGGACATTTCTTTGACTACCACTTCTGCAAGAAAGTTATGCAGCAAAGATTAAGAATTGGTATTGCTAAGGGTATATACTTGTTTCACTATTACCGATTTGAGCATAAGGAAGATACTAGAAAAGCGATATCACATCTTCTATGAGTTTGTTACTTTAATAGATTTTTTCAATCTTTGTGTATGAATGTAAAGCATGGTCTTTTATCTAAATATCATCAAGAGATAGAGATGGAGAAAGAAGAACAGGTTATCTGTGAGTATTGCGGTCATTCATGGGATTACGAAGAAGGAGGAGAAAATCCATATACCTGCAATATGTGCGGATTAAATATGGAGAAAAATGCGAAAAGCTATTCAGATTATCCTGATTCGGTTAGAAATAACGCTAGAAGGGTTCTTAAATATGTTGAGCAGAACGGATGGGGGCCATGTGGTACTCCTGTCGGAAAGCAGAGAGCAAATCAGCTTGCAAATGGCGAGCCTGTATCAGTAGATACAATTAAAAGGATGTATAGTTATCTAAGTAGACATGAGGTTGATTTACAGGCTTCTAGTTCTTACGATGATGGTTGCGGTCTTTTGATGTACGATGCATGGGGAGGAAAAGCTGCACTATCGTGGAGCAGGAGTAAATTAAGAGAATTAGGGGAAATTAAAGAACAGAGCAATATGGGTTTTCAAACTAAAGGTATAAATCAAGGATTTCAAGATGCCGACATGAAGCAAGGTGTTGTTTCAGGTTATTTTGCAATGTTTGGTAACAAGGACTTGGATGGAGATGTCATCGAAAAAGGTGCGTTTACTAAGACTGTCCAGGAAAGAGGGCCAATGGGAAAGAAACTTATTAAGTACTTGCTAGACCATGACTCTAAGAAATCTGTTGCTTTGATTACCAACCTAGAGGAGGATATGAAGGGTTTGAGATATGAGGCTAAGATTGGAACTCATAGCTTAGGTGTTGACTTTATGAAGATGGTAGAATCAGGACTTATTAACCAACATAGCTTTGGATTCTCTGTACCAAAGGACAAGCAGTACTTTGACCAGAACAGAAAAGCTAATGTAATTAAAGAAGTAATTATGTTTGAAGGATCAGCAGTACAATTCTTGGGAGCAAATCCTGAAACCACATTTATTGACTTAAAATCAGAGTCAGATGCATTTGAGTACTTGGACAGACTTGAGAAGTTTGTAAGAACCTCAGATGCTACTGATGAGACATTAGTAAAACTAGAAGAAAGACTTAAATCACTTTATGACATTCTAAAGCCAGCAACTGCTACTTTGGAAGAGAAAGAAGCCGAATTAGACCATAAATTAATTATCGAATCACTTAAATCTACATTTAGAAATCATGGCAGAATTGCAAATTAAAGAAGTTCAAGACTTCCTATCTGATGAGCTAACTACTCTAAAGAAAAACTTCTCTACGGAGAGAGAAAAAGACGTTGCAGGATTTGACGCAAAAGTTAAAGACGCAATGGATAAATTGACTGCTGATATGCAGGCAAAACACGCTGACATCCAGAAAGAAATGGATTTGGCATTGGCTCAGGCCAACGAGAAAGCTTCTCAGAAAGTTGATCGTAAGAATTTCGGTTGGTCTCTACACGAGACTTTGAAGGCTAATCATGCTGACATGGTTAAGAATGTGAAGTCTGGAAAAGGTATGGAATTGACCATGAAGGATTTCAACTATTCTGACTTCACTGGTTATGAGCCTTTCGTAACTGACTTCAGAGATCCAATCTTGTTGCCTTACGAGTCATTCCATTACAGAAATGTACTTCCTGGTGGAACAATGTCTGGTGAGTTCGTTAAGTATCCTAAAGAAACTGCTACCACTGGTGGAGCAAACACTTGGGCTTATGGAGACGGTTCTAAGCCTGAGATTGAGCCTAAGATGACTACCTACCAGGCTGATGCCGAGTGGATTGCAGGTCTTATCAAAGGAGTTCCAATTTCTATGATTGAAGATTTGGCTTGGATGACTGCTTTCTTGCAGAACAAAGGTCGTGCTGAATTGTTGAAGAAGGAAGATACCTTTATCCAAGGTTTGCTTCTTGACGCTGCTAACTCTGAGAACTACAACGGTTCTAAGACTGTAAGCATCGAAATCTTGATTGATGCTGCTTTGCGTCAGTTGAAGAACAACCTACACACTCCAACTGGAATTGTGTTGAGCAACCAAGATTATGTTAATATCTTGTTGGGTAAGGCAGCTGGTTCTGGTGAGTATGACTTCCCAGGTGTTGTGACTGTTAATCCTTTGACAGGTCAGTTGAATGTAGTAGGTATCCCTGTATTCTCTAACTCTTACCTTTCTCAAGGAACTGGTATCGTTGGTGATTGGAACCAAGCTCAGTTGTTGACTCGTCAGGCTCCTCGTATCAGATTCTTCGATCAGAACTCTGATGATGCTGAGAAGAACGTAATCCTAGTACGCGTTGAAGAGAGAGTTGCTCTTCCTGTGTTCTATGACAATGCATTCATTAAGGTAACTTTGGCTTCCTAATTAGGAATCAATAGTTTGAATTAAGAGCCTTGGATTTATCCAAGGCTTTTTTATTATCTTTACAACATGGCAGGCTACGAATTTAACGAAGATATGCTTGGCGATATATTGCCAGTATATGACTATCAAGGTGCAACAGGAGTTCAGGTCACTTTTACAAGTGAGGCAAACTATGTGGAGCCTTACAATGTGGAGGACTTTAAGGACTACGCAAGGATTGACTTTGACACAGATGACAATTTAATTGCTTTGTTTTTAAAGTCTGCAAGACAGAACATTGAGCAGTATATGCAGAAGTCTTTGGGCATAAGAACCATCAGACTATTGGCATTGCATCTTCCAAAGAACTATAAGTTGCCTTATGGCCCTATTACTTCCATTACTACAGCAGGCTACACTTTATTTGGTGATTTGCTAAAGGAGTATGGTAAAGACATTGATATTACCTACATAACAAATGCAAGTTTGGTAAACGAGGCTATTAAGCAAGCAATCTATCGTCAAGCGTATCACTACTACGAATACAGAGAAGCGTATTCTAAGCCTGATTTGTTGAGTGAGGTAAAGTTGTTGGTTAATCCATACAAAAGAATTGTATTCCCATGATGCGTGAAAAAGTGGTATTTAAAAGGTCTGTGCAGACTCAAAACGCTGTTACAGGTCAGTTAATAAATACCGTATATACTTATTACGAGCCAAAGGGTGCTAGTGTTAAAGAAATTACACCTAGTGTAGATACTGTTGTGCAGAAGCAGGAGCTTAGCACATTGATTGAGGTAGTAATTCGATACAATCCTTCTGTTGCAATTCAAAATGGTGATCAGATTGAGTGGAGAGGTTATTACTTTACTGCTCTTGCACCAAAGGTTGACCCATTAAGAAGATACATTACTATTAAGGCATTTGCTGCAATGGAAACAACTAATAGAAATGGCAGTCCAAGTTAAGGTTAGTGGAATCAATATTCTTTTACAGGATTTAGACCAGTACTCCGAAAAGATACAAGCAGGTATCTATAAAGAAGTAAAAGATTGGGCAGAGAGAACAGAGGCTGATGCACAACGAGATGTGCCTGTTGATACTGGTGCATTAAAATCTACAATTCGTTCTGTTGTATCAAACAATGGATTAACATGGATAGTAAAGGCAGGAGGAATAAATAATGTCAACTACGCTCCTTTTATTGAATTTGGAACAGGAGCTAGAGTTGATAACGCTTTTTTGCAAGAATTTGGACTTACTCAATACGCTAGTCAGTTTAAAGGTAATCAAGACCCATTTTATCCATTACCATCAAGAAGCTATCTATACAAGAACGCTAGGTTGGAGTTTGAGAAAACTTTAGCTAATATTAAGAAACTTCTACAAACACAATGAAAAAATTTAAGGATTTAGCACAGATTATTGCTTTGGCGTTTCTGTGTCTTTCAATTTGCTCAGGTATCCTAGAGTTTGCCCTATGGTGCAACAAGCCGTTTGCTTATCTTTTATCAGTATCTTTCTGCTTCTTAGTTATATGGGGAGGAGTAGAAATATATGAGCGTTCTAAATGAACTACACTGACAAAATATATCTTTCAAGACATTCTTATTTTGAGAAACGATTTGCTAGGCTAATTAACCGAGCATTGGATGAGCAGTATGATGAAATGGCTCGTTTATTTGACTCAGGACAAGACATCGGCTCTGTTAGTGGTCAAGGTATAGCTATGGTCTATCAAGCCATGTATCAGCTTATAATGGACGATGAAGGCACATTAACTTGGAATGAGTTTGTCAAGCCAATTACTAATCAAGAAATCCAAAAAAAAGACATCTTTGACGAGGTGGCAAGTACTCTTGCACCACAGAATGTAAACGAGATGACATCGTTTTGGAGAAGGCTTATGGATGGATTCCTGAATACCTACATTGGATTTAGAGTTGCAGAAGTTCTATCTACAGGAGTTAAGAGAGTAAACGAATTAATTGGAAAGAGTAGAGCTGATGGACTCAGCAATCAGCAGATAGCTGATTTAATTAGACAGACAGAACTAGAGCTACGATCTAATACGATTGCAAGAACTGAAACTACCAACGCAATGAGCAAAGCACAACTTCTTGCACTAGAAAGCTCAGGGTTAAATTGGCAGAAGGCATGGAAGGCAATTCGTGATGATAGGACTAGAGATGCTCACCTATTTACCGATTCAAAATTCTTTATTCCAATAAAGAATAACTTTATTATTAATGGTCAGCAACTTGCATATCCTGGTGATTCAACTCAAGGAGCTTCTCTGTCTAACACGATTAATTGCAGATGCAGATTGTCGTTTAAGCAGGAGGGTTCTAGGTTTGGATTTACAAATCGTTAAAAAACCTTATCTTTGAATATGGATTTATCAAAAGCATTAAAAGCTGGTTATTTTCAAGCATTAAACCCAGAGATAGGTGTACCTATTTACGATGCGTTTTCTATTCCTGAGATGGCAGCGTATCCCTATGTGATTATCTCTAGCATCACTACTTCTGAAATTACCAACACTACTTGTAAGAAGTTCAATGCAGATGTTACCTTAGATATCGTAACAGGGTTTACTAGACCTACAGGCATGGATGAGGCATTTGATATTGCATTAGATATTGATTTGATTATCAATCCAATGAGTAACGCTGACATTAACATTAACGCTTACGGATGGGAGATTGGTACTACCAACCTTGCTTCCTCTGATAGCGTTCAGTTAAGAACAGGTGAGTATTGGATTTACAGAAATGTTAGGACATATTCTCACATTGTAGTACCCTTTGATTAATAAAAAAAATCTTATACCTTTGAAATAATAAAATAAAAAGACTATGGCTAACGAATTATTTAGTAAAGATATTGGCGTTTACATTGACATTTCTGCAACTGCAACACCATCTTGGAAATTGGCGGTTTGTACCTCCTCAAAATCTTTGTCTATTTCCGTAGGCTCTACCGAAATCAACAACGATTGTACTGGTGACTTTGTAAGAAACCTTCCATCTACTGCTTCTTGGACTATGTCCTTTGAAGGTGATGTTAACACCAACCCAGGTGCTAGTGAAGTTTCTGCTGAAGACATCTTTGGATATACTATTGCAAGATCAACTAGAAAGTTTAAGTTT